TGTGATAGTTATAAATCTGAAAGAATAGATATTAAAATCCCTGATTTTGTATTCCAATTTCAAAGCGACAATAATGGTGATTTTAGAGTCCACGGAATTAGAGATTTTATTAATAGACTTGCTTTTTGGACAGTTCCTTTACTTTCTTCTTATGATCCTACAATTTCTGCAGCTTCACGTATATTTCCCAATCAAAGATTGGTTTATAACTATGAAAATGATAGCTGGGCTTTATTTAATGATTCACTAACTACTTTAGGAAATTACCAACCACAACAAAGTCGGAATTGGATAAATACGAAAGTACCTTGGATAAGGTGTAACTTTTCTTGGATATCTTCAACACCTGCTGAAATTCCTGCGATAGTAGGAGGTAATCAACAAGGATTTATTGAATATTTAGATAGTTTAACAACAAATGATGTCAGTCTTTATATTCAAAATATAACAGCCAATACAACTACTCCGACAGTTATTACTTCACCCAATCATAATATGAATACAGATTTTGTAATTGGAATTAGTGGCATTCCTATAGGAACTCCTTTTGATAATTTAAACGATGGTGTTTTTGGAATCATTGTTCTAAATGCTAACCAATTCCAACTTATGAAATATAATGCAACTAGCAGAGATTTTAGCACTCCTCAACTTGATGTGCCAACTACTGCTTATGTTGGTGGCGGCTTAATCAATATTAGAGAGAATTTTTCAATTTTAAGTAAAAAGTTTAACTTTTTAGATGAAGGTCAAAGTATTCAATTAGGATACATAGATGTTTTACTTGCAGCAACTGAGCGTGATGAACCGGGTGCTATTAGTCTAAATGTTTACTTAGATTACAACGATCAGGAAGCATCCAATACTCTTCCTCAGAATGAAATCAATGATTATAGCACTGTTTCAAATCCTGACACCTTCTTTAATTCAATTATACCAACTACTCCCTCTACTCTTAATGGAATAGGTGGCAGTAAGTTTTGGCAAAGGGTTTATTGTGCTACAAGAGCTAACTTTTTGACTTTGGAATATACATTTTCAAATGCTCAATTAGCGGGGGAGGAACAGAGTAAAAATGTTCAAATTGATGCTCAAATTTTATGGATTAGAAAATCGGGACGACTAAGCCAAATATAGGAGGTTTATGAGTAGTTATCAGCCAGGTATTCCAACAGGTACAGTAAACCTGGATGTGGATTATCTAAACATACAAAACAATTTTCAGCAGTTAGATACTTCTTTTGGGGTAGATCATGTAACTTTTTCTAATCAAACGGCACAAAATGGATATCATCAATCAATTCATTTTAATCCTGTTTCTACAACTGCAACTAATCCACCTAATAATCAACCCGTCATTGCTCCTGCTACTACTGGTGGTTTTGGTCAGTTATTTAGTGCTCAAATAAATGACGGTATAAATGCAGATGAAGCACTCTATTTCCTTACAGGTGGGAATAGATTAACTCAAATGACAAGGAATTTTCAACCTACAATAGCAGCTAATACAGGGACAACATTTATTCCGGGCGGTTTTATATTAAAGTTTGGAAGAGTAACGGCAAGTGCTAATACTACAGGTACAGTAAATTTAAATACAAATGGCATATCTTTTCCAAATGCTTGTTTTTCTGTATGGACGCAACCATTTTATACAGGAGCTAATCCGAGTGGAGTAGCAACCGCAGCAATCAAAATAAATACTCCAACTTCGTTTACGTGGACTTTTATAACAAGTTCAGGCGCATATACTGGGTTTTTATGGGTAGCACTAGGAAATTAATATGACATTTTCAATGGATAGTCAGCAATTCGAAAGTTACATTCCTGTTTATGATGTTGCACCTGAAAAATGGGAAGAGGCTAGACCTTTCATTGTTGAACAATTAAAAAAGATCTCAACAGCTATTAATATACGTGAGATCGGTTGGTTTTTAGATGAGGAATTATTAACAGGAAAAGCTTTTATACCAGGATTAAATAATGATTTTTCAGGTGGAACTTCACAGCAATTTCGTCAAGTTTTAAGGAAAGTTATTGATTTTGGTGCACTTCCAAATACAGGAACTAAATCTGTACCACATGGAATTACAGTAGATGCAAATTTTACATTAGTATTTATGGCAGCAGCAGCAACTGATCCTATAGCACTTATTTCATTTCCAATTCCTTATGCTGATCCTAGTAATAATTTAAATGCAGTGGCGATAACGATAGATGCAGTTAATGTTAATATTACTACTGGATCTAATAGATCTAATTTTACTAGATGTTTTGTTACAATTGAATACTTACAGGAGTTATAATTATGCCTGGTTTTTTCAAATCAATAGGGAATTTCTTATTTGGCACACCAGAAAAAAGACAAAATGTATCCACTTTAAGACCAGAACAAGAAGGATTATATAATCAACTTGTTAATTCAGGAACTCAACAAGGTGCAGGAGGAGCTTTTGGTCAATCCGCTGACTATTATAGAAACTTATTAGGTGATGATAGTTCGGATTATAATGCTTTTGCAGCTCCTCAATTAAGACAATATAATGAAGATATCATGCCTGGGATTTCCGAGCAATTTGCAGGAATGGGATCAGGTGGTTTGTCTAGCTCTGGATTTAGGAATGCACAGGTTCAAGGTGCTACTGATTTATCAGAAAGATTAGGTGCAATTAGAGCAAATCTTCGTCAGGCTGGTGCACAGGGTTTACAAAATATAGGACAAATGGGACTTAATAGTTTTAGCCAAAATCAGGTTACACAACCAGGAACGCAAGGTTTATTTGGTGGTTTATCATCTGCTGTAGGGAAAGGATTAGGCTCTTTCATAGGTGGTAAAGTAGGATCAAATACAAGTCCTTATGGAACAAATGGCCCACAAGCAAGCCCTCAATTAAATAATTATAGCAATTCAATAAATCAACAGGCAAACAATAATCCTTTAAGTAGAGGTTATTAATGGGTTGTTTAACAATTGAGCCATATTGTAAAATCCTAGGAAAAACAAGGGGTTTTATATGGAATTTAATTGTAAATATTGTTTTTCTAAATTTGAAAAAAAAGCAAATGAGAAAGAATGTAGTACAAAGTGTAGATTGTTAAATAGAATTATTATTAAAAATAATTGTTGGATATGGTGTGGTGCTTTTAATCCTAAAAATGGATATGGATTATTGAGAGATGGGGAAAAAACAAAATTAACCCATCGATTAAGTTATGAAATATTTAAAGGGAAAATAGAAAAAGGAAAATATATTTGTCATTCTTGTGATAATAAATTGTGTATAAATCCCGATCATTTATGGATTGGATCTCAAAGTGAAAATATTCAAGATGCATTAAATAAAAAAAGATGGAATCCGCCTAGGGGTGAAAGTAATGGAAAGTCATTATTGAGTGAAGAAAATGTAATAGAAATAAGAAAATTATTAGAACAAAATATGAAACAAAATCAGATTGCAGAAAAATTTAACATTGATCAAAGCACGGTTTCAGATATAAAAAGAAAAAAAAGATGGAAACATCTTTAGGAGGTAATCATCGCTACTTATATCAAACAGGGTGATATTTTTGGAAGAATTGGATCAGGCATAGGAGAAGGATTATCTGAACAGCTTCCAAAAGAGGTTGAAAGAAATAGATTAGCTTCAGGTTTAGAAAAAATTGGACAACAAAAAGGCCTTTCTCCATTTCAACAATTTACTGGATTAGTAAAAGCCTCTCATGAATATCCTCAAATTGTACAAAGTGGATCTGATCTATTAAGGCAACAAGCTATTATTGATAGTATAAATTCTAATAAACAAGTTCAAAATACACCTCAAACAAATAATCCTTATCAAGAAAAAGGATTACAACCTAATACAGCCACTACTACAGAAAGCACTCAAGCGGCATTAAATCCTTATATTCCTCCTTCTGGCCCAGAGCAAGAAAATATGGCTAGAAGATTAATGGCTTCAGAACCTCAGATTTATCCTAATATTGAAGCAGCAAGATCTGCTATTTCTAGTCAAATATCTGCCAATACTCAACAATCAAACGCTAAACTTCAAAAGAGAGAGTTAGAAGAATCTGTTCAAAATCGTTCTGAACAAAAGTTAAGAGATGAATTGGCTACAATAGGTGCTAATATCCCTGGAACCGTTTTATCTAATTTACAACAAAAAGCAGTTGATGATGTAGTTTCAGGTAAATTAAGTCCTGATAAAGCAAAACATAAATACGGAAAAATAGCAGAAAATATATCCAACGATTTTGATAATATTAGATCATGGGGAAATTTAAGTTTGATAACAAAGGATCATAAAGATCTTAACAGTTCCATACGAGCATTGCAAAAAAATGCTAAAGAAGGAAATTATAGAAAACAAGCTGCAGATGCTTTAATTGCTGAAAATGGTGTTTCACCTCAAATGGCTTATTCTCAATTATATCCTGTCTCAGATATAAAGCCTCTTAATGAAGAAATTAAATCACTTAAAAATATTAAACCTGTCATTCAAAAATCAACTGCAGCATCTGGATTAGCAGGAGTTGGATATTCAAGGCCTAAAAATGAGAAATCACCTGAACTTACTAGACAAATCGCACCTAGATTAGCAACATCTATGGGGACAGAAGGTAGCCCATTATCTATTTCTCGTGAATTAGATAGATTAGGATATGATACAGATGTTTGGAAACAATATCTATTAGATAATCAAGATGATTTAAATCTTACTAAAAATCAAATAAATGAATTACAAAAACCAAAGCCATCATTTTTTGGCTGGTTAAATGATTGGTGGTTAAGTGCATTTTCAGGAGTAAAATAAAATGAATTATTCTCAAAAAGCAGCCGAATCTCTTAGATCAGGAGAAGAATATCCCCTTAAACTTTTGCAAAATGCTGGTTTAACTGCATTGGGTGGTGGTGCTGCATCTGTTGGATCAAAAGCATTAGGTAAATTAGTTCCTGCTATAGGAGCATTAATTAATAATTATGTTCCAGAAAATCTTGCGGTAAAAGGATTGAGTAAAATTGATTCTAGGTTAGGAAAGTTTGTTCAGGGAGCATTAGAGGAAGGATATTCTTTTGATGAATTAAGGAATTTTATGGGAGAAAAGATTGAAAAGACTCAACAACCTGCAAAAAAAAATAAAAACATCATAGAACAAGAATCCCCAGAATTATTTCAATTTTTAAATGAACAAATCAAAATAGGAAATAATCCAATTTCTGCAGCAGCAGCAGCGCAAAACGATAAAAGATTTTCAGATCTTATAAATAAATTATCTAAAAAGCATAAAACACCTTGGTCTAGTATTATTGAAAGTGTATTCGGAAATGGAGATATGGCCCAGACAAATCAGCTAAACGGTGGTCAAGGATTTGCTGCAATTGGTGGAATAGGATCGGCAATATCGGAAAATTTTTATAAACAAGGTTTTGATATTCTAAAAAAAGGGTCGACTATTTTATCGGGAGTAAATGATCCATTATTACAAGCTGCAAAACCTGCATTTGATCAAGGTCAAATTAAAACTGTTGAAGATTTAAAAAGATTTTCTCAACAATATTATCAAAGTAAACAGCAACCTAGCCAGCCACAAAGTGCACAAGCAGGAACAGGACAACAAGCATTAATGGGCATTCTACAGAAGATTAATCAAAGATTAGGCCAATAATGGATGTTCAAGAGCTTAAAAGTCTATTAAAAGAATTGATGCAAGCAATTCAAGAAGTGGCATCTTCCGGAGAAGAGTTATCAGATGAATTTCAAGGATTGTTGGCTGAAACACTTAATAATTTAGTGACGAGGATAGATGCAGCTGAACAATCTACTAATATTTCTACAAATCAACCATCAAGCACTCCTTCCAATGATGCGCAACTTCTTTGGATTTTAGCAGGTCAACAACCTCAAGCTTTCATTTCATATCTTAGAAGTTTTCCTACTCCAGCAACTCAAATGTTGCTTAATAACCCAGATCAGTTGAACGCTACAATCGAACAACTGAATCAAATGATGCCTGTTGGCCAAGCACCGGTTATAGATGGAATTCCCCATGCTGATTTAAATAGTTCTAATATATGGGGGGCTGCTTACGATCCAAGAACTGGAAAGATGAAAGTTAGATTCCAAGGTGGATCAGAATATGAATATGATGGAGTGCCAGAAAACATATTCAAAGCTTTTATTAAGGGGAATGCTAGTGCTAAAACTGAAGGTAAAAATAAATATGGTCAATGGTGGGTAGGTAAGAATCCAAGCCTAGGTGCTGCTATGAATCAATATATAAAAGCTGGAAAATTTAATTATC